TGATCAAAATGGCACTAACAATAGAGACTCTTGAGCAAGAGAAATACCGAAGAGGAAAAGCTTTTTTATTTTTACATAGTGAATTGTCGTTAGCCGCCGCCGCAACTGATAGTTTTGTCATTTGTGTTGGTGATGAACCGGTAGCACTAAAAGAAGTTTCGATTGAAGGTAATGGCGAGATCATGAATTGGCACGCTTTCGCTGGAACTCAAATAACTGAAGGCACTGGCACGTTACTAAATGAGATTCAACGTAACTCAAACGCTAATACCAATTCAGGAATGACAATTTCGGTAAACCCTACTATTACACAAGAAGGTATGCCATTCTTTGCTAACCCAATTGATTTGGTCGCACAAGTGGCCGCTGGTAATCGCGCCTATCTTAATGAAAACCTAATATCTAGCCTATTTGCTCTTCAGCCAAATACTTGTTATTTAATCAAAGTAACTAACGCTGATACTGGTCCAGTTAAGTACGAACTTAACTTTGACGTATTCACGGAATAGCTATGGCAAAGAAAGACGTTTCATTTACTGAAAAACAAATGGAGTTAGCAAGCAAGCTAACTCCCCTTCAGCGAAAATTCATTATAGAGCTAATCAAACCAAACACTTCACAAAGACAAGCTTATATCAAGGCTGGTGGTACAGCTAAGACGGAAAACGCACAAGACCAAGGCGCTAGTAGAATGCTAAGTCAAGCTAAGGTTAAAGCTTTCTATGAAGCTATGATGGAAGTTCAAACAATCAATTCAATAATGACTCGTGATGAAGCCCTTGAAAGGCTATCTAAATCAGCGCGAATCAAGATAACTGATGTTTGTACGTTTAAGTATGTTGAGTTCACCGACAAAGAGACTGATGAAGTCTATATGAATACTGTTTGGACCATGAAGGACGCTGAAGATATTGATCCTGACGTTGCTGCTTGTATTAAGTCAGTTACCTTTACCAAGACCGGTCCAAAAATAGAGCTTTATGACGCTAACGGATCAATTAAAATGCTTTCAGACATTCAAGGTTGGAACGCTCCTAAGCGAACTGAGATAACCGGGAAGGACGGCCAAGCACTTCAATTGAATGCTAATATTGAAGCTCCTGAGATTGCCAGCGCATTAGCCGGATTAATGGAAAAATTATAATAGTTTTAAATCAATGGGTTAGTTAGCTTTTCCCAGTACAGATATACAAGGTGAAATTTGAGCGACATTCTTCAGTGGGAAAATATGACCGATGCGGAAAAGATAGCGGTCAAAGTAGCAAGTGAAGCCTCTTTTGAGGCTTTTATGCGTATATTCTTTCAGTTACTTCAAGGTCAGAAGTTTAAGAAGAACTGGCATCATACTTACGAATGCAAACTTGCTGAAGCTGTTTATGAGAGAAAGATCAGGCGTGGCATTATCAACGTTGCTCCCGGCTCAACCAAGACAGAAATATGGTCTATTCACTGGATTTGCTGGTGTATTCTTAAATCAATATCCAAATACAAGAAAGATGAACAAGGCGAAGTTGTTCACCCCGGCGTTTCTACTCGCTGGCTTCCGCTTTCCTATTCTGATGACCTCGTTACTGAGAACGCCAAGCGTGTTAAAGAAATACTGGACTCAGAAGAGTTTCAAACGCTTTGGCCTGTAAAGATTGATCCTACAACTAAATCAAGCGCTAACTGGTGTTATCGTGATAATAACGGTAATCGCCACCGCCTTTACGGTACTTCAATCAACGGACAAGTAACTGGTCGCCGTGGTGGTTACATGGTTGATAATGAATTCACTGGTGCTGTTATTCTTGATGATCCTATGCCACCTAAAGATATGGACTCAGGTTTAAAGATGGATAACGCGAACAAAAAGCTTAACCGGGTTGTTCGCTCTCGTCTTGCTCATGATGATATTCCGATCATTATGGTTCAGCAGAGAATAGCTAAAGGTGACAGTACCGACTTCCTTCAAAGTGATAAGTCGCCTGATACTTATGAGCAATTTAAAATACCGGCACTTGTTGATCAAGAGTATGTTGATACTCTTCCAGCAGATATGAAGGAAGCTTGCCTTCGTGATACAGGGTTTACTGGTAAACGATGTTCGTATTGGCTAGATAAAGAGCCAACTGAAACCTTATTGGCAATGGAAAACGCTGATAACTATATGTTTAGTGCTCAGTATCAACAATCTCCTGATGATGCCCTTCAAGAAGGTGTTGTTTACAAGAAGGAACTTGAGCGACTAATTGAAGAAGGTCGCTTTACTCATGTTCCAGTTGAGCCTTCGCTTCCTGTTTATACCTATTGGGATCTTGGTATTAATGACGACATGGTTTTATGGTTGATGCAGCCTCACGGAAAAGAACTTCGATTGATAGCTTGTTATGGAAACCGTGATGAAGGTATGGAGCATTACATTAACTGGTTGAATGATTTTAAAGATAAGTATGGTATTCGCTTTGGTGAACATTTAGCGCCGCATGATATTTCAGTTAGAAACTTAATGACTCGTGAAAGTCGTCTCGATACTGCTAAACGTATGGGTATTAAGTTTAAGTTAGTTCCTCGTTGTGAAAGTAAGCGTGAATCAATCAACGCATTGAAAAAGCTATTCCCTCGCATTTGGTTTGATAAAACTCGTTGTGATACTGATATTGCTGGCAATACTGGCGACCTTGCTCATAAAACCGGCTGGAAAGGGCTTAAAGCTTTGCGCCGGGAATGGGATCATAACAATGAGGTGTTTAAAGATGCGGTCGGTCCTAAGTGGGCGACTAACTTCACTGATGCTATTCAGCAAATGGGTTTACATTACAAAGAACCAGTTCAGCGACAAAAGCCAAGACCAAAACAACGCGCCACTTCTGGCGGCTGGTTAGGCAGTTAATGAAGGACGTATGTTTAAGAAAGAAGGGTTTTGATACTAGAAAGATAGCTAAGGCAGTTGCTAGAAGAGTATCAAGCAAAAGAAATATAAAACTAATAGCTTACAAATGTCCTTATTGTGGCTATTTTCACTTAACAAGCAAGGTAACAGCGGCTTACAAGGTAAAGATCAGATGCGCTCATACGGAGAAATAAACGAAGTCGATTTTAAAAGGTTTGGTTATGATATTTATAATTTAGCCTTTAAGTATGAGTTAAGGGCTTACCACGGCAAAAAAATTGTTTACGTTAATTCAATGGCTGAGCTTAGAGAAGAGATTAGTAAATTCAACGGGGAATATTATGAAGAAGACTAAATTCAAGTGTGATGCCTGTAAAGTGACTGTAAAGCGTTCACCTGATAAGATTATTACCAATAGGGGTAAACGATATTGCTCCGCTAATTGTAAGGGCAAAGATCATGGCTAAGAAAGATAAGAAATCAAAAGTAGAACAACTCTACAATAAACCAGTTAAGAAAACTTCAGGCACAACCGAAGAGGATCGCGGCGTTCTTAGAGTAGCGCGTGAACGTGCTCGTGATGGCGCAACTTATTGGAAAGATAATTGGGAAGCTGCTGAAGATGATTTGTTGTTTTTATCTGGTGAGCAATGGCCTTCACAAGTTAGAACTGAACGAGAGCTTGAGCAAAGACCATGTTTAGTTAATAACGTATTACCTACCTTTGTTGATCAGGTTCTTGGTGATCAGCGTCAAAACCGTCCGGCAATTAAAGTTAGTTCAACTGAAGTTACTCGTGTTCCTGATGCTGAGACTGGTGAAGATACCACTCTTAAAATATCTAACGTAGCCGGTAAGAATGATTACGAGCTTGCCGAAGTGTTTACGGGATTAATTAAAAACATTGAATATAACTGTGATGCTGAAACTGAGTATGATATTGCCTTTCAGTCTTCTGTTGAATCAGGTATGGGTTATTTGCGTGTCCGCTCTGATTACTTGGCAGATGACAGCTTTGAGCAAGACTTACTTGTTGAGGCTATTCAAAATCAATTCGCTGTAACTATCGACCCTAACGCTAAAAAGCGTGACAAGTCTGATATGAACTGGTGTTTAATTGATGACACGATGGAGAAGGAAGCATTCAAAGCAATGTACCCAGATGCTATTGCCGATCCTGTTTATGAAGATAGCGTTGCCGATTATGGAACTTGGTTTACTGAAAAGACTGTTCGTGTAAGTGAATATTTTACTCGTGAGCCAGTAACCAAAGAAGTAGCCCTTTTGAGTGATGGTCGATCTTTCTGGTTAGAAGAGCTTGAACCAATTGTTGATGAATTGCTTGAAGCTGGTATTTCAATTATTCGCACTCGCAAGGTTAAAACGTTTAAGGTTTATTGGCGCAAGATCACCGGCGCTGATGTTCTTGAAGGTCCTATTGAAATTAAATGCTCAACTATCCCAGTCATTCCGGTATGGGGTAAGTCATTGACAATTAAGAAAAAAGAGATATTTCGTTCTATTATTCGCCACAGTAAAGACGCTCAAAGAATGTCTAACTATTGGGATAGTGCCGCAACTGAATCAGTAGCGTTAGCGCCTAAAGCTCCTTTTGTTGGTGCTGAAGGCCATGTTGAAGGTCGTGAAAACGAATGGGAGAACGCCAACACAACTAACCAAGCTATCTTAACTTACATTCCTCAGTATCAAGGCGACCAAGGGCCACGAAGAGCGCAAGCAGCTCAAACACCAGCCGCCGAGATTACCTTAGGTATGAACTCAACCGAAAAGATTAAATCAACACTTGGAATGTATGATGCCTCTCTTGGTGCTATGGGTAATGAAACTTCAGGCAAAGCAATCATAGCAAGACAGCGCCAAGGTGATCGCGGCTCCTTTGCTTTTATTGATAACTTAACTAAATCAATTCGACGTGTAGGTAAAATATTAGTTGAAATGATCCCTTATATTTATGATACGGAACGTGTTGTTCGCTTGAAGTTCCCTGATGAAACTGAAGACTTTGTTAAATTGAACGAACAAATATTTGATGAAGATTCTGGCGAGTGGGTAACTATCCATGATCTTAATGTTCAGAAGTATGATGTAGTAGTTACTACCGGTCCAGCTTTCGCAACGCAGAGAATAGAAGCTGCTGAAGCAATGATTCAATTTGCTCAAGCTGTTCCTTCTGCTGCCGCTGTTATGGCTGATCTTATTGCTCAAAATATGGATTGGCCGGGAGCTGATGTTATTGCTGATCG